TAATGTATGATGAGATTTGGTACGGTGTGTTTTCAAATCCAGAAGATGGTGTAATATTAACAGAAAAAAGGACGCTTCTGAAAGATGATGGCGGGTTGGGTGGTGTTACTATGTTGTATGAAAAAAAATCTTGTATAGAGTCATAATATGTTAAATCTCCTCCATCATAAATGATTCTTTCAGCTCCTCTGCCTTTTGTTAGCTCACTGCCATTATTTGCCCAAATAAAAGTGTCTGAAAACTCTGACCTTCCAAAAAAATCACGGCTAAATGTCAATCCATATTTTTGTTCTATGGCTTCAATTATTCTGATGTTTTTTATTGAAGGTCTTATTTGATTAAACTCTACTCCGTTTTGGTTTGCCCCTCCTTGATATGCTATATTTACAAGGTTGTCAGTGTTAGTGTCATTCATAGGGTCTGAATCATAGAAGACTTGTTTTTTCATGAACAATGAATAAACAACGTCTCCACCAAATAAACTGCTTTCTAGCCCTGTTTTTATTTCTGAACCAATAAAAGGGTGTTCGTATGCCTGTAATTCATCTTCTAACTCTGTGAATTTATCATCCCCTAGCCTATTTGACAAATTCAAAAGATTGCCAAAGAAGTTCAAGCCGTATGAGCTTGGTCTGCCTTTTTTGACTTCAACTTTGTTTAATTGTAGCTTACCTTCTTTAAATAAGACACCATCTAAATAAATTCTAGCATTTGATTTTGTTCTTGCATCAAAAGTGTTATCAATATTCGCATTATAGTAATGCTTGAATATTCTGTTATTTATGTCTGATGCAGGCACTGTAAAATTCCTAGAATAGTCGGTTAGGTTTTTGGTAATATCAGAAATATCAGCCACCGCCGAAGTTATCTGAATATTCTCCTCTCCAAATAAATCAAGCCTATCGTTTTCTATGTAAAGATCAACTATCATATTGTGTAGATGTCATCATAAGAGAATGAGAAGTTGAGCGTGTATTTTATCAATCTGTCGTTTACTCTGGTTTGATATTGCACTTGCTTGCTTTCGAGATTTAGCGGTATAAACTTGCTGTCCTTGTATTGCCACAATCTCTGACTTTGTATCATTTCTTTAAAAACAGCGTTTTGGCTTTCTTCTACAAAACCGCTATTTATTGAAAACTTACTACGTGAATTTAGGTTGTAGTCAATGTATTGGTGTTCGCCTATTGAAGCATCTGCACCAAAACGTTGAAAAGTCTCTTTGCTTAATTCTGTTGTGTCTTTTCGCTCCTTAAAAAATGTGAATGATTGCTGTTGCCCTTCTTTGTTTATAAAGTGAATATCCACTGGCTCATACTTACACTCGTCAAATATTTCAATAAGGTAAGTTTCGCTGTTATATGTTATCTCAATCAAATTATCAGCACCTGCTTCACTCGCATTAATCCAAACCGACTTAAATTTTTCTGCTGTGTCGTCAGAAGTTGCCACTGGCAAATTCAGGTTTATGTTGTTGTAAGGTAGTGAAACGATCGTTACATTAGTGCCATCTGGATTTAAAGGAATTATTGCCGTGCTATTTTTGTTAATCTTCATGTAGTCTCCCTGCACCAATATTTTGTTTGTTGGCAATCCAATATTCACACCCTCAATTGCAGAATAATGACCTTTGATTGCGGTTGTTTGTAGTTCATTGGTGGTGACTCCATTAACTGTCCTGTCAATGCTAACATTTACGGAATTTGGCATATTTACCAACCCTGTTGATGCTCCACTAACTGGCGTAAACTCCAAAAAATCATTTATCAAGCTTGATGGGTTTATCGTGTTTGTTGCATCCAAAGCTGGGTTTGTGTCTGTTATTGTGTAAACAGGGTTTAATGGTCTTACTGATATATCTCCACTCCAAACATAAATCTCAATGATCGTGTCAAAATTATTGTCTAGGTTGTAAGTGAAATAATATGTGCTTTTTGATTTGATCATTTTTATTATATTTGTTTTAATTTTGATCTCATAACCCCATCGAGAATACTAGTTGTCTCAGGTGGGGTTTTTCATCTAACCGCTATATTTAAAATCCTATCCACGTCCAAACCATAAGCAACTAACAAATCATCTGGTAGCTTTTTTAATGCCAATTCAATAGGTCTATTTAAAAAGTCTGTTTGCTCTATACCTTGATGATAAACTGCATTCGCAACTGCAAACTGTGCTGACTTTCTCGAAACAAACCTGCCTTGTGCGTCTCTTACGTTTTTGCCTTTAATCGTCAACCATCTGCTAAATGCTTTTGCTGGTGGCATTTCGTCCTTGTACTTATACCTCCCAGTGTTTTTCTTTAGCTTCCATCTTGTGCCATCCGCTTTCGTTCCTCCTACACCCCGCACCCCCTCGTTGATAAACTTACCGTATTCCTCCATGGATAGGATAAACTGCAGGCTGTTTGTTTTAAAAATCTTTACATCATATTGCAATGAGTTGTAAAGCTTCTTTGTTGCATTGATTCCTTTTTTTGATAGGATCGTTCTTGCCTGCTTTACAACACGCTGACCGAATAGGTTAAATTCTTTTTCTACGTTACTAGCAGGCATTATTTGTACAAATGTTTAGTTCGGTGTTTGGCAACTCCACATCAAAAGTAAGTTGCCAGCCGTCTAGCCTATCATTGTATGAATCTAAAATCCTATCAAAACTTGGATTTTCGCTTGATGTTATATTTTTATCACAAAGGTCTTTATACATAATTGTCCAAATCCTATTTAAGCTAGCCAACATTTCGTTAAGGTTGTCTATTTCATTGTCATTTTTGCAAAAACGATCATTGTCAACCTCCTTGTTTGTGTCTCTTTGTTGCACGCAAGTCAATACAACATTAAAAACAATCACACTGCCATTGGTAAACCCACCTGAATTTATGTCAATTTGCAATAATGGATATATTTCAGCCTTATCTAAAAAAGCATTGCTAGGGTCTCCCTGAACTATTGTCTTAATGAAATAGTCGGATTCCGCTAGTTGTTTTATGTATCTTAATAGCTGGCTATAAGAGTTCATTTTCTGCTATGTTTTCTTCTTAGTTGCTCTCTTAGTTTTTGTTTGTCAATCCTATGAGCCAAAAAAATATGAATTTGATGTATTGTCATATTCATGACTTGATCCACTTTTGTTATGTCGCCGATACCATCTTCTGTTGTGTCTGTAAGATCGACGATGGTAGCATACCAACCCCACTTTTTAAAGTAGTCAGAAGCTTCTTGTCCTTCACTTGTCCCTTGTTGATAGATTTCTGGATATAGCTTTCTAATTCTTTTGACAAATTCAAAAAAAAAACTAACGCCCCGTTTACAATGTTTAACGGCATTTCTTTCATCTTTTCCGCCCATCTTTCTGTCCCATTGTATTCTTCAATATCATAATTACCAAACTTGTCCTTTTTTGTAACTGGTCTAAAAAGAATTGCCATAAGTCTATGAGTTTGTTTAGGGTCGTTAGCATAATCATAAAAATCTCTCATTTCTGCACCCTTTGAAATGTCAAGGTTCGGGTGGAATCCATATTCAACCCCGTCTATCGTTACAAACTTTTCAAAATCGCATTGTGTTTCTAAAGACTTCATGATCTGCCAGTAGCTTTCTTCAATATCCTTGTTAGGGAATTTATCCACCATGTCAACCGGCGTATTGGTAAAGATTGAAACAGTCAACCGTTGCAGTGAATATCCTGTGAGGTCTTTGCAGAACTCTTGGTATTCCTGAAACTGACCTAGTTTAATTTCAGATAAATTTTCTGGCAGTGTAATCTTCATATCTATTAAATGTAAAATTGTGTGTTTTTGTTGTTTTAAAATAAAAAATTGACAAAATTTTTGTTAAATGTCAGCAATAAAAGTATAACTGTGGATAAACTGACAACGTGAAATTTATCTATGTACTCTCCATAGTAAACCTTCCTTTTTTTTAAAAACAAAATCAAAAATTCATAGCTGACCATTGCCAAATGAATAAGAGGAAAAATGAGTAGGGGGTTTTGATTGATTAATTCGATCATTATTTTACTTGTTTTTACTTGTTTTTATGCTAATATAATCCCATAATCGCCTGACAAGTGAAACATTACATTGTAACGAATAGCGTCTATTGCGTGGTTGAAGGTGTCCATAAACAATTTGCTACCCTTGTCTGCGTAGATATGGTTGTTAAATTCTTTGATGATGTTTGCACTTTTTGGGTCAACTATAATTTTATAATCTTGCATCTTCATAATGCCAGCTTCGATGCTACCCTTGCCTTTGATCGTGCCTTGCACGTTGCACCCCTTTTGTGCTAGTTCAGTTATTAATCTAGGTTCGGCACTATCTGCTACTATCAACTTTCTCTTTGCGTGCTTTAGGTTGGCTTCAGCTATCTGTGTTGAAGTTAGACCTGTTTGGTATAGGCATTCTTTCACATAAATGATACTTTTTTTCCTGTCTATTGCCACCTCCACCAATGTAGTAGGATCATTTGAAAATCCGTAATCCTGACCAAATGAAGTTTGCAGATTGTCAGGGTTGAACTCTCCTTGTATCCAGTTTGTGAAAACCGCCCCTTGCAAAGTTCCTATTTCTCCCAAGCCATAAACCCTCCACCAATTTTCCCAGTATTCAGATTTTTTTGCTTTTTCTTTAGCTTTTAATATTTCGTTTCTGATTGATGGGCTTAGTGCTTCGTTATCTTGAAATGTAAGCACTATCATTTCGGAATTGTCCTGACCTATCAATTCAGTATCCACCCAAAATTCTCTCACAGGGTTGTAGTCTAAATAGATAAAATCTTCGGTTCTGATTTGTAGCTGTTGAAAGCTTTCAAAATCTACATTGTTGCACTCGTTTATAAAGAGTACATCACGTCGAGCACCCCTTAGCTTGTTTGGTTGGTCAGCACTAAAAAATTCAATGTAGCTTCCATTCTTAAAATAGTAGGTCATGCTTGAACGATTGTACTGATTGTAGTCAAGTAAATCAGTATCGCTCATTATTTTTATGAAGTCTCTTATAGCACCCCTTTTCAAATGAGGTACGCTTTCTGAAACTATCGAAATTCTTTTTTTGGGTATTTGTAGTGCGTAGGTAATTAGCAAGGGAATGATCGAATATGTTTTACTCGATGAAGTCCCCCCCCTAACTATCCTAATCCTTTTTCGTAGGCTAGTTATCTTTTTCTGTGCTGTCGTTTTCTGTAACACTTAGATCGATTCCTTGAAAAATTGGTTTTTCCGTTTGAACTTCAATTTCGGACTTCTCAATGTACCCTCTTTTTTTGCCTTTGGTTTTTAGGTAAAATATTGTTGAGGTTGGGTTTCCTTCCCTTATTTGATCGTGTAATGCAGTTTCAGCAAAGTCTATGGCTACGTCTTCAATTGATTTTACTTTTTTAGCAAACTCTTTGTCTGACTCTAGCCACCCATAATAAGTAGTTCTACCTACCCTTGCTTTTTTGCATGCTTCTGTTACTACACCAAGCGTTTTTTCCAACGCTTCTAGCATTGCCTTTTTATGTTGTACGGTTTTGTTCATGGTTTTTTTATTATTCTCTTCATTTTTTACACTTTGCCCAAATTGCCTTTTTCTCTCCAGTAATCTTTAAAGAGTTCAAAAGCCTCATCACTTTCTTTTCCATGACTTTCATAAACTTTGTCCAACGCTTGAATCATTCTAAAAACAGGTTTTGGGCTTGCGTTTTGTGGTGGTTCATAGTATAGCTTGTTAAATATTTCAGAATACAGTTTGCACACGAACTTAACCTCATCTTTATTTAGCCTTAGCGTTCTGTTTTCTTTGAATGCTTTGTAGTGTACTTGTTCATCTTCGGTTAAGCACCTTACTGCTTTTAACCTATACGAAAACATTTTATTTAGCTTTTCTTTTCTTTCATTGCATCCACAGTCTTTTCCTTTTGGCGTAAGTTTTTCAACTACTTTTTTGATTCCAGTGGCTTCGGCAATTTTCTCGATGGTATCTCCCAAGCCTTCTGGGTTGTCTTTGAGCCACTGCTTGTATTCTTTCGTTCTTTTGTCACCTTTAAATTGATTCATGTTTTCTGTTTTTATCAATGAGTTCCATCCTCAAGGGAAATTCCATGTTCAAAACCTCTGATAAAATCATCTTCCATGAATGAGTCAATGTTTTTAGATGTTTTGTTTTCAAAAATACATTCGCCAACCGCGTTTCCAATTTCGCTACCTAAGTCCGCCAACTCTCCGTATTTACCTTCGTACTCTTTTAAATAATTTTCAACCCTTTGAATGATGTTTTTTCCAATACTTAAAGTCATTTTTTGACTTTCTTTTTCGCTTAAATGTTTTAAGTCTGTATTAGGCAAAAACTCATCTATTAATTTTTTAATATCAGAATCATTAAAAGCGTCTATTGTTTTTTTTGAACTTTTAATTTTGTTTACAACGAGTTCGAAACACTCTATTACCTCATTTTTTGTCATCATACTGTTTTTTTATTTTTAGATTTATTTCCCTTTTGGCTTTTTTTATTTCTCGATATGCAAAGTGCATGTCTATATTAAATCGCTTCTCAATTTTTCTTAATGAAAGCGTTTGATTTTCCAGCAAAAGTTCCTTTTGATGAAATGGCAAAGCATTAAGTGCGTCTAGTAATTTTTTTTCTCGATCAGTTTCTCTCCTTTCTAAACCATCTTCAAATTTTATTGTGTTTTCAATTAAAATCCAATCTACTACTTTTACTATTTTCTTTTCTTTTCTTAATTTTTGAAGGTAAATTGTCTTTATTGTTAGGAAAACATAATAATCATTGATTTCTTTCTTGTTGTTCTGAAAATACAAATACATATCCTGCACAATATCATCTGCCACACTTTGACATCCGCATATCTTTTTAGCCACCTTTCTCCATTCTTTATCCTTTTTGCAAATATCTTCAATACTTTTCAAGCTGGTTGTTTTTAGAACAAATTTAACAAAATTAAATATTATTGTTGTTTTTTATTATCTTTGTTTAAATTAATTTAATTACATGAATAGCAAAAAGGAACTTTTTGAAGGAATTAAAAATCTGATTGAAGAATATGAAAACGGAAAGGGTAATGAT